ACTTTATTGCAGTAAAGCAGTGATGCAAGAACTATTCCTAGTTTTCATGTCGATAATGTATACAAAAGAAAGGGCTTCCCTTGCGGAAAGCCCTTTCTTTGTGTTAGGTGTCGGGAAGCGGAGATATGGCAAATTTGATATTGTTTTTCTTCCAATGGTAGGAAATAGAACTGATGTTAGAATTCAGTTTGAAGTGATAAATTCCTTTGGCAGCGATTTCAAACGGACTTTCGAAAGTGACGAAAAGCACAGATTCGTTACCCGTTGTGTTGATGTCGTAATTTTTGACGGGTCTTGTTTGTGCAACACCGTTAGCGTTATACATGTTAACAGAGGTGATTGCGTCAAATGTCAAAGTCCAAAGTTCAGGAAACGCGTATACAATATAAGGTACAATAATAGGAATTTGGATGGCGTTTACCAAAGTCCCTCCCCCCTCATAATATTGAGAGTAAAGGTCAACAAGCCGTGTGCCCTTAATGACAGAATATTCTGGATAAAGTTCGTCCAAATACGTCCGAACGTCAATCTGCGCGATCGTCTTGCCGGGGTGCTGTGCATCCCAGTCGCCAATGCTGGTATTTGCCTTATTAGCTGCGTTTTGCGCGGCGGTGATTTTGGTATTCTGTGCCGCCTGTTCCTCATCATAGACGGTTTTAGTAACGAACTCGCTCACGTCAGGAATGTCGCCGCCCAAATCCGTTACCGCCTGTGTAATGGTCGTGTCCGGGTGTTCGGTCTCCCAGTCGCCAATACTGGTATTGGCTTTGTTCGCGGCAGCCTGTGCTGCCGTGATTTTGGTATCCTGCGCGGCCTGTCCCTGATTGTAGGTCGTTTCAGTGACGAACCCGCTCACATCAGGAATCGCGCCATTCAGGCGGGTGACTTCCTGCGCAATCGTCTTGCCGGGGTGCTGTGTATCCCAGTCGCCAATAACTGCGGCGTTCGCGTCGGCTTTGGTGTCAACTGCCGCGATTTCGTTTTCAACGCTGGTCGCGCATTCGCTGATAGTCTGGCCCGGGTGGTCGGTCTCCCAGTCGCCAATATTGGTATTGGCTTTGTTGGCTGCGTTCTGTGCGGCGTTGATTTTAGTATCCTGCGCCGCCTGTCCTGCCGTGTAGGTTTCCGTTGTCACATATCCAGAAAGAGACCCAGTTACATTTGCAATAGCGTCTTTGTTCTGCTGAATAGCGGCATCCTGTGCAGTGTCCTTGGCCTTGATGTTCTCGATGTCGTTTTTGTTGGTGGCATTGTCACCTTCCAAAGCCTTGATGCGGGTATCCTGCGCTGCCTGTCCTGCCGTGTAGGTCGCGGTATCGACTTTGTGGTTCGCGATGTCTCGCACCTCTTCCACGTCGGCTGCGATAGTATCGCAACGCCCGTTCAGGGCAGTATCAGCGTTGGCGCGTGCAAGCTCTTCCTTCTGCACTTCCTGCGCAATGGTCGTGTCAGGGAAAACGTCGTCCCAGTCAGATGCATTGCTTTCAAGGCTGGTAAGGCGGGCAGCGTGCTTTGCGATTTCTGCAGCATTGTCAGAAATGTTTTTCGCGTTCTTGCTGATATTGGTGTTCTGAATAGCCTGTTCAGCTTTCAGGGCATCGATGTCGGTCTTGTTGGCGGTGATGCGATTACTCAGCGCGGTATCAGCATCGGCGCGGGTCTGTGCTTCGGCAGCGTCTGCCGCCTTATAGGCCGCGTCAAGCTCAGAAATAGCCTGCTGGCGGTCGGTGGTCTCTTTGGCGATAGCAGCGGCGTTGGCCTGCTCTGCGGCCTTTGCGCGGTCGATTTCGGCGTTCAGGCTGGCGGTCAGGTCGGTAACGTGGGATTCAACAGTGTCAAGGCGTTCGCTCCATGCCGTCATTTCGGTCTCCCACTGCTGCACTTTTTCGTTCCAGCCGTTAATCAGGTCGGTGAAATCCTTGTTATCCTTCTGGAACTGCTCAACCAGTCGGGACAGGTCAAGCACGGTTTTCTTCAGGTCAGCGAACTGCCCGTTATAGTCGGATGTTTTGACCCAGTATTTCGTCTGCCCTTCCGGATACGGGGGCAGCTGTGCACCCTTCGGCACATAGCACTTAGACGTGTAACAGTCGCCGTTGTGGGTCACAATGGTCAGCGGTTCATACTCGCGTTCATCGTCCCACTCCACAGGGTCTGCGAAAATAGGGACGTACCGCGCACCGATGTACATACTCGTGCCGCCCTTGAACGGCGGCGGGGGACACGGGTGCGGGGGGCATCCGTGCGGGTGGCAGCAGTCACCGCCCGGCGCGTGGGGTGCACAGGAAATGGGGAAGTCATTGCAGTTACAGTTTGCCATAATAGAATGCTCCTTTCTCAGTAGTAAACGACCAAATGCCCATAGCCCGGTTTATCGGGGTCAAGCAGGGTATCAAAATGCAGGAAGTCCCAGCTTGCGGGGATATAGGCGACAAAATGCCCGTCGTCGTCAAGGCCAAAGAACACGAACCGCACCATCTGATGGATGATATCGGTCATGTTGGTATTGACCCATTCGAGAAACGTGTCTTTGGTAAAGTCGCCTGCTTTCAGCTTTGCGAAAAGCTGGCAAGTTGCATCTTTCAGCTGTGCCGTCAAGATATCCAGACCGTCAAGGCGGGTATCCTGTCCGATGTCATGCAGCCGCAAAGTTTCCGTGTTGGTCAGGGCCTGCTTGAGTTGGTTCACCAGCCAATACAAATCGTATTGGTAGCGGTCGCCGGGTGCAGCATACGGGGGCGATGTCTGGAAAAGAAACGGGGTGCTGATATCGGTGTTCTTCGTTTCGTCAGCCATAAACTACTCCTTTCATAAATATCCCCCGCTTGCGCGGGGGTCGGTCAATTAGTGTTTGCCGTTCAGCTGCGCAAGCAGAGCGTCAGCCTTCAATGCATTGGTGGTGAAACTGTTGTTCTTCCACCATGCAATCAGGGCTGCAACGGTGGTGAACCCAGCCGTTACCAGCTGTTCAAGCGTTTCCGATTCGATGGGCAGGGGGCTTTTGCCGCACGCGCTCAGAATCTGGTTAATGATAGCCAGAATCAGAACAAGGGTGCGTGCGACAGTACCGGCAGAAATGTGCAGATTTTCCATGGTTAATCTCCTTTCAGTTGGTTGATATGCTCCAAATCATCAATGCGATGATTTGCGACTTTGATTTGTTCCTCGATAACGGGGATTTTTTCAGCAAAGGAATTGTGCTTGCGGACTTCTCGCGTCAATTCTTCAATTTTCACGTCGGTGACGGCCTGCGATTTGCTGTTAGCAATCAGGACACCCGCAAGGGTCACAATTCCAGATACAAGGGCGGCAATAATTGCGTCCACGGTATCGCCCCCCTTTAGTACACATCCAAGCAAAACTTTGCGTGGTAGTCGTTGGCGATTGTCATATACACATCAAACAGAACGGTTTCGCGCTCCGCGTCAATCATCTGTTGTGTGGTGGTAACGCCGATATTACCTTGTTTAATCCAGCCATGGTTGTACATGTCTGTGACCTTCTCTTTACCCACCTCTTTGGCATCTTCGTGCCGGATATCGTGGGCCTGCGTTTTTGTATCGGTCGTGCCTTTGGTCGTGCCGTCCGTCTGGCTCCCGGTGGTCTGGTCTTCGTGCCCGTGGGTCTCAGTGTCAGATGTGCCGGTGGTGTTGGTGGTCGAATTGGCGACGGTGGCAGATGTTCCGGCAAAATCGGTAGTTTCTTTATGCTCACCGTTTTCGGTGCTCTTAAAGGTCTCCTCTGCCACGGTGTGTGTCTGGTCGTCGGGCTGGTAGTCCGGCGCGTTTTCAGGGGAAATATCGCGGGTCACAGTCTGGTCAAGTTTCTTTGTGCTTTCCGTGGTCTTTTTGTCCGTGCCTGCCACGTCCGTTTTATTCGTGGTCGTGGTGGTGCTGGTATCGTCTGTGATAGACTTTCCTTCGGTCTCAGTGTGCCCGGTTCCGGCTGTTTCGTCGTGCAGTTCGGTGCTGCCGGTTTCGTGATAGTCTCCGGTCGTCACCTGTCCCACGGTCTGGCCGTTCTCGCCGCGATTGACTGCGGTTCTGTCCTGCGTGGTGTCGCGGTCAGTAGTACGAACGTCGGTCGTTCTTTCCTGCACGTCCGTGTTCCAGATGGGATTGTATTTCAACTGTGTAGTGCTATAGAGCTTTTCCCAGATGGGCATGCTCTCCTGCACCCAATACTTGATTGCATCCACCATCCAAAACGGGTCAGGACGGTAAAGGGGTGCAAGACCGTGCTCCCGCATGATGATATGAATAGCAAGGTCTCTATCCATGCCGACAGGCACAGCAAAATCACGAAACAGACCTTCCGGGATATTGCACAGGAGCTTGCACGCACGGTCAAGCGCGTCACTGTTTTGGTTCGTGCTGTTCTGGTTCGTCATGCTCCCCCAGTACATCGGCATCATCTGCACCCCCTTCTCTCAGCTCTGGCGGTTCGTTGATTTCAATAGAGATATCGGTTCCATACATATCATTGCACACTTTCACCGATTCGTCAAGAGAAATTTTCCAGACTTCCCGACGATTGTATGTTTCAGCGTCCGCGCTGGCGCTCTCATTCGTTACAAGCCGTTCTTTCTTATCAGGCTGCACCCGGATACCCAGCTCTTTGTAAAAGTCCTGTAACGTCTTGCGTCTCAGGTCATACAGGTCAGGGAGAATAAAATTCTTCGACAAATCGCGGTCAAACTGCATGATAGGCAGCTGATACTGTGCGTCAGTCTTATTCATGACGGGTTTTTGCAGCTGCCCGTTTACCACAATGGCGGGTTTGCCGTTTTCCAGCTGTTCAAAGATTGTTTCAAGGGTGCGGCGGTCTTTGTCGTCTTTGGCGATAGCAGCATAGGCAAAGCGACTGTTAACAACGGCCTGCCGAATGGAAACTTCCAGCTGCTGCATTTCGACGGCGTATTTTTCAATGATATCCCAGACCCCGCGATAGTCGGGGGTCAGCTTGATAACAGCGCACTCTGTGCCGATTTCAAGCGGCCTATCAAACTGGAAGAACGGGGTCTGCACCATCATGCCACGCGGCTGGAACTGCAAACCAAAGCCCGTCGGCGCACCCGGCTGCACAACAAGGCCGTATGTTTTGGAGTTGAACACAACGGCATATCCCATGCGTAACAGCTGGTAAAGAAATGCGTCATAGTCCCAGCCGATTTGCCCGGGGCCTGCTTCCGGCAGGCCGTGAATCTTATAGAGGGCACGCATGCGCTGAAAAAACGACCGTTCCCAGTAGTTGAGAACATCCGTGCTCAAAGACGGGGGACGGAACCCACCGCACGCCTGTACGTCGTATATTCCCTGATAGCACTGATACATGGTATCACCTTTCTTTCCTTATTCAATAAACACACCGCCGTCCATGGCGGCATTGATGTATGCGGTTTCTGCGCTGGTCGCCATAGGTGCAGCGACGGAAAAACCGCGCGTCTGGCAGTATCCTGCGGCGGGGGTGTCAATCTTCATCACGGGATGCCCGTACATGCTTTGAAAATTCGTGTCGTCCGTGGGCGGGTAGTAAAGCAGGGTCAAACATGCTTCCATGGACTGCAAAGCAGTTGCGTTTCCGGTCATGCTGCCCGCACACTGCGCAACGGGGGGAATCATCTGCATGACCGCGCCACCCAGTGACTGCATTGCAGCACCCATGTTCCTAGCTCCGGCAGACGGACTTTTAACCAGCTCCCCGTGAATGGGGCCGATATCAATAGGAAAGCTTGCTGCGCTGCTCAGTGCACCACCGCCCACCTGTAAGCCAATGCCAATTGCGCCAATGGTCGCTGCAGCCTGATTTCCGGTCAAGCTGATATTGCTTGCTCCGATGGCATACTGGCTTGCGATATTAGCGCTGCCCACGTATACCGTGTATGTGCCTGCATCCACCTTGACAGAAATATTGCCGTCAAGGAAAGAACAACACCACGTAACAGTCAGGGCGGCAACGTTGTTCACCTTATCGACAGGGATTGACACCGTGCCGATAAACGGCACATACAGCAGCATTTGGCAGTTCAGCCGTTTCCAGTCAGAAACAGGCCATGGAATCGGAATGGCGGTTTCTCGCTTGATTTGAGAATGCCCCATAACACCACCAGAAACACCGGTGTCAAAGTCGCCCAGAAAAACGTTTTGATTGCTCTGCGGGATAACGCTGGCTTTAATGGGAATCCAGATGCATGAGCGAATACAGTCAACGGCTGCACCGCCGTACACAAAGTTTTTCGCAAGATACTTAATGGCCTTATCTGTGGCAGTGTCCGCGCCGCTGTATGTCTCTGTCGTGCTTCCGACACGGGAAACAACACCGCCTTTTGAATCCAACATAGGGGGGTACGTGTCCACGGTGTTTACCTGCGTCGTTTTGGTCTGCTGGTCAGAAATCATCTGCCCAAAATCGGCGGTGATGTCCTGTTGAATGCTGTCAATCAGGCGAGAAAGCGCCGTCTTATTCATTACATAGGTGGTGACACCGGAACTTTTGCCAACGGCAGACAGGATAAAAGCACCCTGCGTGCTATCAATACATTCATCCGTTACATCAAGCGCCACACTCGCAACTTGCGGACGCTGTGCCACGTTTTGGCGGCTGTCCTGCACGCGATAGCTGTCGCCGGATGCATCGAACTTGTTATGTCCGTACACAATGTACGCCTTTGTTTTCTTGATGTCGTCCGCAAAAGTCGCAAGTGCATCAATGGTGCAGGAGAATTGCCAGTTGTTGGCATTCAGTGCCGTGATGTCCTCAATCCAGTAATATGTGTGGGTCTCCTCGATGTAACAGTAATTGTACTGCGGGGAAATGTTCAGGCTGTTCAGACGCACGTAAAATACCGGTGCTTCCATGCTGCAGGCCCGTTTCATGTAAAATGGAAACTCATCCGGCAGCGCGGATAATTCAATGCGTTTTGTGCTGTTGAGCCGTTTCGAGACCTTGCCCAAATGCGCATGATATCCGTGTTCAATACCTTCGTTATGGTCTGCCATGTATTTCTCCTTTCTTATAAAATAAGGGCCGGGCTTTCACCCGGCCCACACATTCAGTTTGTTGGGTTGATATTGAACCCTTTACGGTTCGTCGGACATGAACATGAACACGGCGTTCTGCGTGGGGTTCTGCGTGTAGTTCATTTTCCAGTGGTGCTCAGTGTTGTAGTACTCGCCGGAAATGTTGAAAGGCGTGGTATACACGCTATCCTGATAGTAGGTGGTCGCCATAGCCTTGCGGTCATACAGCAGGCCCACGACATAGGGCAGAGTGACCGCAGCGCCCGTCACCTGCTTGCCGGTGTTCACGTCGAACTGCGACGGGATGCAGGAAATAGCGGGCTTGTTGTTGATGTTCTGCCAGAAATCGACCCCCTCGTAGTTGCCGAAACTCAGGTAGCCGGGGCCAAAGATGGCAGGATAGACCCAGCTCCTTGCGTCGTTGATAAGGGGCTGATAAAGCAGCAGTTTCTGTTCGCTCTTCGGGGTGTGACGTAGCAGGTGCAGCGTGTTGCCGCCGTCGTCGGTACACACGGGGGTCTGGTGGTAAAGGACGCTGCTGTTCTCCATCAGGCTGCTGGTAGTTTCCAGCCACGACACGAAAAAGGAAAGAAATTCCTGCAGATGGGCGGTCAGCAAATCATGCGTGGTGTAGGTCGTACCGCGGGCCGCGTTGAAAGCTTTGGTCAAGTTCACGTGGCATTCATCGCGGTCGGAGTTGTACAGCGCCCCCATGAAATTGATGACCTGTGCGCGGTTCTCTGCGGTTTTCCACCGCGCGATGTCGTTAGCGATTTCGGTCGTCATGGCCGCAAGGAACGCGCTGAACTCGCTCTCATTGGTGAAAGCGGTTTTGAGCTGGTTCCGGAACGTGGTGTATCTCTGGTTCAGAACCTTCTGCCCGCCATAGAACAGCTCCAGCGGATAGCGTTTCTTGATTTTGTACATGTCCACGCTGTTACCGTCAACCAAAACATCTGCGTTCTGCGCGGTGTTGATGAATTTCGATTCATCAAAATCACCAGAGAAGAAAGCGATTTCACGGACGAAAAGGCCCCATTCCTGCCGGCTGGTCTCGATGCTGGTAAACCGGCCTGCATAAGAACGGCTTGAAATGACGGTACGCGCAATCATGTTAGAAAGCGCCTGCAGGGTTCCTTCCATGCTCTGGTCAAGGCACATCTGTCCGACCTGAATGAAACTAGCGGTGTTGATGGCCTGAATGGTCGCAGTCTGTCCGGTGACTTCCTTTACCAGTGCATTGGCAATGGTGTAAATGTCAGTCGGACGGAACACGCTCATGCCTTTCAGTTCAGGCATGTTAGTACGGGATTTTGCCATTTGTTACTCCTTTCTGCCGTTACTTTACGGCGTTAAAGTCGGGGCTTGCAGGCGCTTCGGCAGGCTGCACCAGCCCCAGAATGATATCTTCCACGCTAGTAACGGGGGCAGGATTACCCACGGTGCCAGCGGTCGGAACGGTTTTTGCGTTGATGGCGGCGGTCAGGTCTGCAATCTGCTGCGCCATTGCCGCCATCGGGTCAGGGGTAACGGGCTGCTGTGCTGCAGGAGCAGGGGCAGCGGGGGCCGCGCTCTGTGCCGGGGCCGTGATGGGCTGGCCCTGCTGTGCGCGTTCCAAAGAAAGCATCTGCTGCACCTGCTGTGCCGTGAATCCCATTTTGCCCAGAGCCAGAATATCGTTGATGGTCATATGAATCATCCTTTCCACCGGCTGGAACCGGTTCTAACATCGACGTGCGTGAAAGTCTTGTAAATGCCAACGCCGCCACTGTTCCCTAAAAAGGTTTCAGCGATAGCGGCGACTTCGGCGGGGGTCTTTGTGCGGACAGGCTGGCGGTTTTTGTCGTAGTGGCCCACCCAGATATCAGCCGCCAGCCCATAAAGATGTTTGCTGCGGGATGCGCTGCCTTTCTGCTGCCGGTTCCAGCTTGCCGTGCGGAACCCGCTGTTGATGTGCACGGCGTCTCCGCACACGTTGCGGATGTTTTCAAGCAGTTCCACAAGACGGGAATCAACTGCCACAAAATCCTGCCCATCCTTGCACTGAAACTCAGAAAGTCTGAAATGCTCAGACAGCCGGATATTACCGTCAACACTCATGTAATATACCTTTACCATGAATTCACCCCCTTTCTTGTTTCTGAATGCTCCGACTACTATTGACCTCTTGAAACCTGTTCATTCGGTATGCGCCTGCCGGAACACTCAGAAACGCGGGGGCATGGAAAAGGAAAAGCCAGCCGCGCACCCTTCCGGGGTGTTCCTTTTGTGCGGCTCCCCCGCTCCTTAATCATACACCCTTCAATCCTTAATGTCAAGATAGTTTCGGGTCTTGAGCAGAGCAGGGACAGACGAAAAGTCAACTTGTCCTAAGCATATCATAGGACGCAATTCAGGGTGCACGGCCTGCAGCTGCGTTGCAGACTGCGGGCTGCTTCCGTAGTGCTCCCTGCCACTGTGAGGGGATTCACAGACATAGTAATGTAATTCATCCATCTGATACGCATACAATCCAGCAAATGCAAACAGGGGCGACATGCCTTTTAAACTGCGCGGGCGCACGTTTTCAAGGTTATTATACACGAATTGGTTTTCCATTGCCATTTTGTAAAAGTCGCCTTTTCCGGCAAGATGTTTCATTAGTGCAGTTTGCTTGCGTCGGTCGCTGATACGGTCACTATGCGGCATCGCAATAAACACTCCCGTATCGGTCATGCACCATTCGCGCCCGCTCCTTGACATTTTCGCCACAATGTCAGTGCATCCCAGCTGTTCAAGAATCGGGCTAGAAATGTCGAACGCATTCGCTAAAAGCCACATGCGCAAGGGCGGCTTTCCTTCAAGCTCCCTATTTCCGCACACAGTCACATAAGCGTTCAAAAGCGCTTCTCCTTCGGCCTTGCGTTTTGCAATAATGCGCTCCGGAATGAATTCATCAAAAACAAGGTCTGAAAACACGCTGCCATTGAATCCGCGAATGCCTGCAATGGACGGCAGCGCCATACCAACAGCGCGTTTGCTGCCAATGTGCCATTTCTTGCGCCCGTCTTTGTCCTCTTCGTCCTCATACTCAATATCACCGATTGAATAGGAAATTTTGCCCGCTTTCAGAATGCCGATATCGTAGCCCACAGACTGCAAAGCATTGAACGGGTTCAAATCCGGGTCAGCGGCGACGGCCTGCAATTCGTTCACGGTGCGGCGCATGTACAAAAAATATTTGTTTTCATCAAGCATATATTTAAGCGTGCCGAACGTTTTACCAACTTGACGTTTGCCGATAATAATATTGCACCAGCAACCCAAAGCGGCGACGGATGGGATGTTGACCCAGCCGTCGCCGGTGTACAGGTCAAGCGCAATATCTTTGTTGCGCTTGCTCATAATTTATACCTCAACTTCGTCCGCGTTTTCGTCATATGCTTTGCGCACGGCGTTCTCCACGGCCTGTGCGGCATCTTCGGCAAAGTAGACACGGAAATTGTCGTAGTATTTGCCGTTCTTGCCCTTGTTGGCGCTGGCAGTGATGAACGTACTTTTTTCCCCCTCAACCAGCCGCATACTGTAAAGGTCGATACCGTACAACCTAAGGGTGAAAATCAGACAGTTGTCTGCGACCTGCCGCACGTTGCGAACAACGGCCTGCAGTTCGTGCAGCATTTCCACAGAGACGCGGGGGCCTTCTGCGGCTTTCTTCGGGGTGGATGCGTTGCCTTTTTTTGCGAATGACATAGTATTTTTTCTCCTTTGTCGTCTATCAGTGTAATTTGTTCCACGTGGAACAACTTACTTTGTGGTGTTTGCTGCGATGGTGCGCAAAAGGTCGATAATGGTATCCTGCTTCTGCTCGATGGTCTGCAGATGGGAAATTGCGGTGGTCTCGTTCGTCTTGACCTCTGCCAGTTCATCCACAAAGTTCTCGAAAAAGTCGGTCAGCTTTTCAAGAATATCTTTCAGCTTATTATTGATATCCTGCATAAATTCACCCCCTTAGAACATCCAGCGAATAAGGAACTGCAGCCCTGCAGGGGTAGCACGTTCCGGATAAAGCGCGGTCGGGGCTTCCGGGAAAATATCCGCAATGTGGTGATTGTATGCCTGTAAGTAAACATACAAATCAGCCATAGACCTTTCACCAAATGCATGCGGGTCATACGTGGGGGCAAATGGGAAAGCCTGCCGCGCTGCTTCCACCAGCGCGGGACGGGGCAACGGCTGCTGCGCTGCAAGATTCTGCACCGCGTTCACCAGCTCCCCGGCAGGGTCAAACACAAGCCCGATAACGTTCCCTGCAACATCTTCCCAGATTTCAACCTTCGTAATACTTGCCATGTTAAAACACCTCATCTGCTACATTAAGCCCTAAAACATCCCGGATACCTACGATATCCATACTCGTAACTTCCGCGCTGAACTTCGTGCGCTCGAAATCGTACAGCTTGAACGACTGCTCCGGGTACGCGGCTTTCAGACATTCCAGCAGCCGCGCACGGTTCTGCACATCGACAACACAGATGGTCTTGATACCGTCCTCAAACTTACAAATAGCGGTCATGTAATAGCCTGTCAGTTTCATAATGTTTTCCTTTCTGTATGTCAGTGTTTATCAAAACCCCGCTTACGCGGGGGTATCGGCTGCTTTGTCAATCTGCCTTTTGTACTTCGGTTATCTCGTACACGTTCAACCCGTCTCCGGTCTCTTCAACCAGTCGTTGCACTGCTACATTTCGTGCGTCAACCGGGTCTTCCGCGTTGACTTCATAACAATCATGAAATTTTTCTTCATTGTTGTAAACGTATACTCTGTATTTTTTCATGGTTTTTGTCCTTTCTGTCTGTCTGTCTGTATTGGTGTGTTCCCTTCTGTGATTATAATACCACATTCCCCGTCTCGATGTGTTAACAAACTATGAACAATTTGTGAAACTATCAACACGTTAACACTGCTAACGCAAGACAGTTAGCACCACCAACAAACAAGCATTTACAAACCCACCACCCCGGAACAACAAAGCAAATCGCTAAACAAATCGCGTTGAGGACGCACAACACCCCACAGCACAGCATAATATCACAAAATTTCATATTGATACCTCACATTCCATTAAAAGGCTACGTTCATCCGATACCCTGTATTCGCGGGGGGTCATGACGACCCACGACGCGGAAACAGTGGACTTTGCAAAGTCCGTTCGGGTGCGAATAGGTTCGTCATGGTATGCCAGACACTGCCCGCCAGCGGGTGAAATCAACAAACCGTCGCGCAAGTTATCAATGCTGCCGTCAAGAGCCTTGACACCGGCTTTCTTGTTTACTCCTGCGATAGTGCTTTCTATTGTACCATCGGCATCCACACACGCATAGCATTTTGCATGCAGGAATCTGAACGCCTGCATGCCGTACCGGTCTTGCGGGTGTTCGTCCTCTGCAACGCCAATATAGACTTTGCTGCCGTCTTTCTTTTCAACCACGCAATCACGCTTCACGCATTGCGCACGAATGACGGCGTTGTAGTCGTCAATAGCGGGCTGTTTTTCTCCCTCAAACTTGCAAGAATCCGTATCCCAGTAAATAACACGTTCCCAGCCTACACGTTTCAGCATGTCCCACAGCTTGAGACGGGACATTGATGCAGTCCAAAGACCCCACAAGAAAGGAAATTTCTTTTCTTGTGATTTCTGAATTTCGGCATCATCTTTGCTCTGCAAGTTCATAATCCAACTCTTGTGCGTGCATTCCAGCGTGTCGGGGTCACACCCATATTCATCACGTACAGTTTTCTGTGCACATGCACCGAAAATGGTATTGACGCAAATTTTTGCAAAAGTATAGTCCGGGCTTCCCTTTTCAGATTCTTTTACGCGAAACTTTTCATAAATCGTCCTGCGGAAAGAATCGGGCAGATAATCCAGCCGAAACGCCACGCTTTCTGCTGCAACTATTTTATCGTAAGTATACCCGTCGATGAATCTTTGATAATCGTTTGAATCGCAATACCAGAAAAGAGCATCGGCCCCCAACACACGACCATTGTCCAGTTCATCAAGGCCCGACACATCGGGGCATTTGCTGAACGACACACAGGGGTCAGGGCATTCAAGCTTACACCGGGGATTGATAATGCAAAGTTTAGCTATCCAGCCATACCCGGCCTTAATGAATTTCTTCAAATCCTCTTCCGGCAAATCAGCGGGCAGTGTCACCGGCGCACCGGCTGGAAATTTCCACAAAAGCTGCTGTGATGGGTGCGCGCTCTTGAAATCATAGGAGTTACAATTGGTGTAGGTACGACCGGCACGCCAGCGCGTGCCGTGGGTATCACCACCCGCCATGCAGTGATATGCAAGCGCCATCTGCTCACGGTCAAGCTGCAGCGCCTTAATAGCTGCCATGCATCGTCTGTCCGGCATGATTTCCTTGCGTACCGCTTCAATGACCATGCCCGTATTGGTGTAAGGGATTGTGGCCTGATTATAGCCGTGCTCTGCTTTCAAGCGTTCGATTGCTTCATACAGGCCCAACACATCATTAACACAGTATGCAAATTCTGTATCTGTCAAAGGCGTATCAGGAGTACGATAAACAGTATAATCAAGATCGCCCGCGAGTTTTGCATGCGCGCACCCCTCTGTTGCTCTAGCAAGACTTTTTTGAAACAGTTTGAAACTGTCCCTAAATTCTATACCATTATCAAAGCGCAAATAAAGGGGCTTGCGGCTTTTCGTGTACAAGCTATCTGCCAGCCCCCAGCGGGCCGTTAACAGCTGCATAATGTATTGATGCTCATATCCTAAGTTATGCACATACAACACAAACCGATTCTTTTCATTGATACCCCATTTATCTACCAGAGTTTCAATCATTTCTGCCCAGTCCTCAAAGTAGCGGGGAACAATAACCACACCACCAATACAGGTCTGCCAGCTGTATGCAAAGCCGTCTGTATCGGTGTTGGTGGTCTCAATATCAAACGTCGCTGTTACGTCCAGATAGCTTGACATGTATTTCCGGCCTTTGGTGCGCTTAACTTTTCGCGGGCAGGCAAGGCGCGGCAAATATTCATCCAAATATTCACATACTAAAACGCCTTGCGATTTTCTCATTACGTGATTCTCCTAACATAATCGAGCAACGCTTGACCTTTTGTCATTTGGTCGTCACGGTCTGCCGCTATAATATCTTCCAGCACATCCGACTTGTTCCCCGTGATTGCGTCATAAATTTTATCGCTGTCAAAAAATTTTTCATTTGCTTTGGTGAAAAACTTCTGCACCGCCATGTCCCATTGTTCTTGTGTGCCCTTAAACCCCCGCTGCACTGCAGTTTGGTAACGTGCATCCTTAATTGCCCTAACGCCTGTAACAGTGCTTGATTTCATTGTCATAAATTCGCGCAACTGCAAATACATATGCTTGAGCGCCGTTCTGTCCGCGCTCTCTTTGGGCCGCTCATTAAAACGGGGCTTGATTTTTCCCGGCATCTGGCTTTCTGCGTACTTGTACGCGCCTGTTTTTGCGGTATTGATAACGTCGCTTTTTTCAATGGCGCGCAAGCGCTGATTTGCGGCTTTTGCTGCCTTGCGAATAACCTTTACAAGCTCCGCATTTGTAAGCCGGTTCGGGTCTGTCGTGTCGGGGCTGTAATAGGCCCATGTTTGCGGCGCGTATTTTGGCAAATGTTTGGCGCTTCGTGCCATTATTTATACACCTCAATTCTAAATCCGTCTCGCGTCTCTGTCAACACACAATCAGCAGCCCCCGCCGTGCATGTGCGGATGCACTCATAAAATTTACGAATTTCGCGGGGGTCTACATACAGGCAGCTTGACGCTAACCATACGTCATTACTGCTCTGATATACGTAAATGTGACATACTTTAAATGCCGCCTTGTTTCTTGTGGTCATATTTGTTATATCTCCCTTCTCGATGCTTCCAATGCCGCAATGCGTTCCGATACTCAACAAAACCTTTGTACGACGCATACGCGGTCAAAATATCGTGCTTTTCGTCGTATCGGGCCAAACGGATTTTAATATTCTGCCCGATATCGCCCAAACGACTAAAATAGTCGTTCATGATTTCACCCCCACCCCACAACACGCGGCAGCGGGTCAGGTGGTCAGACGTGCCCAAAGTGAATTTGTGATAGTCTTTCAGTGTCATACTATTTTCACCTCTTCTGTGTCACCGGTTTTAATGTTTTTGCGCATGTAACCAAAGCGCCAGCCATAACCCCTAGAGGGTCGCAAGAGCATCCAATATTCATAGTCACCATATACCAAGTGTTTCTCCTCAATCAGATAGCGTCTGTATTCAACTGGCAGTTTAACTATTTTCATCTTGTACACGCTCCTTTCTATACTTATTATAGCACAAGTGGCGTGCACATATGTTAACAAACCGTGAACATTTCACATCACTGCTTTACTGCAATAAAGTACCGGGGCCGATTTGGCACGTTCAGCATTGTGCACAAAAATACGTGAGATATTGGGGGAAATTTCGGCGCGCTTTAACACTTTAAAGCAGTAAAGATTTTAACTTT